TTACTTACGCGCTTTCGCGTTGCCATTTCTGACCCCTCTCGCTAGGGCCAATTCTAGCTGAGACTCCATCTTATCAAGGCGCGACACTATTGGAATATTCTCCAATTTAATTATGTATCGAAGGCCAGCAATCAGTAAGGCTATTGATCCTAGGACTGAGGCTACTAAGGTGGCCAACTCAGTCGCAGGCATTAACGGACTTTGCCGTAACGCTCATAGTTAGGGTTGAGCCAGTTGATGATGCTAGGCAAGACTGACACTAGAGCGGCATTGGCAATTGCAGCAGGGTCGAATCCCACTGCTAGGTAGGTCGCTAATGCTGCTGCTAGGAACGCTTTTGCCCAGCTTTCGGCGGCTTTTTTTAGGTCTCTCATTAGATTCTCCTTCGAGCTCGAAATAACTGCCATCTTTGTCTCCCAAAGTTGTAAATGAAATATGGAAATGTGAGCGGTGAGGATTAGCGCCATTATATTTACGCCGCTTCCAACCGAGTATCGGACTCATTATCTTGCCATCAAAGATAATGTATTTAATTCTTTTATCGCCGTTCTTTGCTAACTTACGAATCTTCTCGACCAGCGCATAAGCTTCTTCTTTATGTGCCGATAGGTCAGAATCTATATCTATAGCTCTAACGATTCCATCTCTTGGTATATGGTCAGAAGTGCCTTTAGAGAGGTGACGAGCATCAGCAATCCAGCCATCAGACTTACGATCCCTATCAGGATAATCGTCATCAATCTGCTCCCGTAACTGCACACCCGCTGCACATAGTTTCGTCATTATCTTGAGGGATTGTGCTAAGCCTCAACCCAGCTAAGGGTTTCCTCATCCCAATAACAACTTAAACCTTGAGGTCTAGGTGTTGGCGGTTGCCAGTTATGGTCAGCATCTAGTGACCAAGATGGATAAGGCTGTGGTGCAATAAATACATCTGCCACAGGATCATAACTAAAAAGAACGCCAGCATATTGTTTGCGTATATTGCCATTGTATGAAGTGCGCTTGCATACTTGGCCTCTAAAATTACCATACCAAGTTTCGGTGTCTAAACCTTCTATAAGTTCAGTTTCATCAATGCCAGTAATAACCTCAGTTACTAGATTGTTTTCATCTAAAAATGCGTAATGTGCCATTACGACCAACTCACATTTCCTGTGCCAGCAGTAATTGTTGCAATAGTATCTGCACCACTTGTTGTCGTTGAACCTGTTAAACCCGCACCGATACTTATTGTTCCTGATGCAGTTGCAAATTTTAGAATTACTATGCCAGAACCGCCGTTGCCGCCGCCGCCAGCTGCTGCGTTGCCAGTATCACCATTGCTACCAGCGCCACCGCCACCAGCGCCGCGATTAGTTGTTCCCGCTGTTCCCGCTGTTGAAGTAGCAGAAATTCCACCAGTTCCACCTGCTCCACCAATACTTGAACCACCAGCACCGCCAGCCGTTATTGCTCCCCCTGGGCCTGTGTAATAAGCACCACCAGCACCACCACCACCGCCGTAAGTTGTTGAGCTACCTGAAATTGAAGTTGCTACGCCAGCACCGCCTGCGCCATTTGATGTTGAAGCCACACCATTAACACCTACCGCGCCAGCTCCACCACCACCACCACCTGTATTAGATGTAGAAGAACCGCCAGCAAATCCCTGATTTGTTGTTCCAGTTCCCCCATTTGCGGCAAGAAAAGACGCTCCCCCACCGCCAGCACCGCCGTTTCTGCCAGTTCCAGTAGGTGAGCCTGAGTTACCGCCACCCCCACCACCGCCAGTGCTTGTAATTGTAGAGAATACTGAATTGTTACCATCGCCGCCTTGAGCATTACCACTGGCCGCGCCACCATTACCACCAGCACCTACTGTTACTGTAATATTTGTTGATTTAGATACAGTTAATGCACTTTCTAAAGAACCGCCGCCGCCTGTTGCCGTAACTGTGCATCGCATACCGCCAGCACCACCACCGCCACCAACATAACCGCCACCACCAGCGCCACCAGCGACTACTAAATAATCAACAGCAAAGCCTCGCGGATAATTTTGTGAAGCAATAATCCCGATTAAACTCATTACGCTATATCTCCTACGACATACCAAGTATCGGTTGCAACCTTGATACAGGATGCAGCCGAGAACTGCGCTCTTAACTTAGGAGCTGTGGCAGTTGCTCCAGTTGATGAGATCGTAGTAGTCCCTGAAGTTACAGCCTTGATAGTTGTTTGACCTGCTCCGATTTGAATAACATTAATTACTGTGCCAACTGGGAAAGCAACATTGGCGTTAGTAGGGATTTGAAAGTCATTAGCACCAGCAACGGACATTGTGACAAGTTTTTGGTCTGCATCTGTTAAAACTACTGTATAGGTTGCCGTTTGAGCATTAAGCGTCAATGCTGATCCTGCTCGGTAATCATAAGAAACGACTGGAATAGGCCCAGTTCCTGAGGCTACTGAAATACCAGTGCCAGCTTGAACTTCAGTTATATCGCCTTGGTCGTTATTGATCCAAGCTGGAACTCCAGCTGAAACCGCTAAAATCTGACCAGCAGTTCCAATTGGTAAGCGAGTGTTTGTGTTGCTGGTCGCTGAGCGATAAGCAATATCTCCAAGCGTTGTTTCAGGATTTAGCGCCTTGGTGGTTGTATCGACTGAATTGCCAAGGGTTCTTATGGCAGCTGCGCCATCCTTAACTAAATCTGTATCGTCTGGAGTCTCCCAGTTGTAATTCGTTGTATTGGCCATTAACTAATAACTCCTATCGCGTCTTGCCATTCTAGCGTATTGAGAACACTATTCCAGCTTTCCGCTGCATTGACTTGAGCCCATTGTTGGGCAAAGGCCGAGAACTCTGTTGGGGTAGCCAAGAAGGTAACTGAGAGGCCCGAGACTGAGGCGCTGAAAGTCCAGCCCTCGACAAAGCCAGTAAATTCGCCACCTAGCATATTTAGAGGCAGATTTGTAATCCTGACTGGCTGGCCCATAAATATATTTAATAGGGCATCTCGATCTGCGTTATCAATCTCGGGGGATTGCAAGGCAAAAGTAATTGATTGGAAAGTATTTCTAGGCCAAGCCCTAAGACCAATTAAGCGATCTGCTGCCTCTTCGACATCAGCTGCGTTCTTTAGATAGCTGTTAAATTGCTCGGCGAATAAACCATATTCGCTTTGGGAATCCGCATCTTGAGCAGTATAAGAGTTATTAAAATTGTTGCCATAATCGACAATTATTTTATTGGCCAAATCTCCTTGACGCTGGATTACGCCGATGCCAGAAGCGATGGCGTGAGAAGCGTCTAAGTCTGTATAGCCATTTGCTATTAAATAATCTTGGCGATGGCTTGCATCTGCATAATTAATATTGCCGTTAGCATCTTCCCAAAGATAACCAAGAGCCGAGCCAGCAATTTGATTTGCTATTCCGTAAATAATGGTATCTGTAATCTGACGGCTGACCATTGTATATTCGCCAGCGTCAATCTCTCCAAGTCCAATATCTCCAGCATCGGACCAAATTTCTGTCGCAGGTTCATAAGTTGCCCAAGTCTCGGCTGGTGGCACTTCATTCCAACTAGCAAGAAGCAGGTCATCGAGCAAGTCAGTAATTTGAGCGCCGTCTAAACCTTCAGATAAATTCCCATCAAAGACTGCTCTTTGCAATCTGGATAGAGCTCCAATGGCTGTAATTCTTAGGCTGGTAATTATCGCGCTAGATCCTGCGCTTCTTACTATTTGTCTTAAATCTGAAATGCGCCCGCCAAAAATAGCAACATAAGCTCCGCTGGTGTCTTTGACTCTGATAGTTACTGTGGTATTTATACTAAAATCATAATTAGTGCCGTCGGTGTTAATAACTTCAAGCGAGCAATAACCAGCAGGAGTAGGCGAATTAATATCCTGACGGCCAGATGTGATAGTCAAATTGTTTAAGGTAAGAGAAGTTAATTCTTCGCCATTAACCAAAATTTGCCAATCGGGAGTCCAAAGGGTCATATTTGAACTCGCGCTTGCGTCCTTAAGTCGCCGCCGCCAGTAGTTCCTCGATTAGTGGAATTGTTTAACGCTAAGACTACGGCCCTAGTAAATCCTTCTTCATCAATAGCGGATGGAGCATTTACATTGATAACCACATTATTACGATCTAAATAATCGCCTTCAGCGCCAATTCTTGTGTTAGGAAATGCGCCAGCAGACATTAATGATGGAGTAGCAGAACTTGGAGTTTTAGCGCTAGGAGCGCTTGGGGTGGTCGATGGCTTAGGGGCTGTTGGAATGCTAGGGCTTGGAGCAGATGGGGTTTTTGGAAGGCTTGAACTGCTTGGAGTGCTAGGAGCTGAGAACGAAGGCTTAGAGATAGTAGCGACATTCGGCAAAAGTGGGACGGCATTGTAAGCCCGAATAAGCACATTTATTGCATCAATGGCAAAATTTACCGCGCTCTTTATTCCATTAACTACGAAGCCAATTACATCAAGAACGCCAACAGCAACCTTGCCAATGAAGCTAAGCGCTGCGCCAAGATTGTTAATCAATACGGGAACTACAAAGTCTTTAATAAAATTATAGAGGATAGTTAGAGAATCCTTATTTCTAGCAATTGCATCGGTAACTGGCTTTAGTGCTGAATCTTTGAACTCAATAAACTTAGGGATAACTGTGTTTATAAAGTAATCCAAAAGTCTTTGAAGGGTAGGCAATAAAGCAGCTCCTACTGATTCTTTGGCTTCATCAAAGCCGACTTTAAGTCTAGCAATTTGACCTTCAAAGGTATTCGCTTGAACTGTAGCTGCCCCACCAAAGGTTTCGGCTAATTGCTTTACAGTTCCTTCTAGTCCAAGGGTTTTGATTTCGGCAGCAGACAAGCCAACACCTAAACGCGTTAGAGAGCCTGTATTGCCTTCATAGGCTTTACCTAAAGCATTAGATACTGCCTCTACACTTTTACCAGTAGCAGCTGAAATATCTAAGGCTAGGTTTAATAAATCTTGAGACTCAGTTACTGATCCTGTGGCAACTGCTAATCGCTGAAGCGCTGGTCGCAGTTGGTCATCAGCAACGCCAGTAGCCAAAGAGGTTTTAAGTATTTGCTCCTCAACGGCTGAAATCTGAGCTTGGGTTGCGCCAGTAACATTTTTAAGTGCATTGGCTAAACGAAGCTGAGCGGCCTCATCTTCAATAGCTGCTTTAACCCCATCAACGGCTAACTTGACCGCATAGGCAGCCGCTGCTGCCGCTGCTGCTGCGAAGGCGGCTGCTGCAACCTTTCCAAACTTCTCTAACTTACCCCCAAAGCCTTCAACCTCTTTAGAGCCAGTATCAAGATTTTTCTTGAGATCAGCAACATCAGCAAGAATC